TGATATTAAAGAATCAGATGATTTTCATAACTGGGCAGACTCACAACCCATGGAAATTAAATCATGGATTTATGAGAATAACTCAGATGGCAAACTTGCTGCAAGAGCAGTTGACTTATATAAGCAAGACCGAGGACTAGGGTTAGATAAAAAAACTACTACCTCTACACCTAATAATGAGAAAGGTGGAGCAGATTTGTTAGTTAAAACTAGCGAACAAATGCAACCAACTACTCAAAAGAAGGTATGGAGAAAATCTGATATCAATAAGATGTCAGACCAAGAGTTTGAAAGATATGAAAAAGATATCATGATAGCTCAACAAGAAGGAAGATTAATTAACGAATAATTAATTTTCTGTTTTTATCAACCAATAACAAAGAAAAGGAGTCATAATTATGGCACATTTCGCAGGTGGTTCAACTACTAACTTTGGTGGACAAAATCCTTCTGGTTCTCAAGCAAACACATTCTGGGTACCAGAAATATATTCGAAGAAAGTACAAATCGCACTTAGAAAAGCTTCAGTTGCTGAAGCAATCTGTAACACAGATTACATGGGTGAGATTAAAGCTTTCGGAGATACTGTCAATATAGTACAAGAACCCCAAATAACTGTAAGTGATTATACTAGAGGTGCATCCACTTCAAGTACAGCACTAACAGACAACGAGCTTGTTCTAACTGTAGACCAAGCTAAATACTTTCAATTTCAACTAGATGATATCGAGAAGAAATTCTCGCATATTAACTTTCAGTCAGTCGCTTCTGACAACGCAGCATATAAACTAAAAGATGCAATGGATGAAAATATTCTTCATCATATTGCTCATGATGATAGTGTATTAGCTGCTAACAGAAGAGGAACTACTTCAACTCCGATTGATGTAGGTTTCACTACTGGTGAAGTTGACCCTTTAAATGAGATGTCTACTGCTGCTAAGTTGCTTGACGAACAAAATGTACCTGAAGAAGGTAGATGGTTTGTTGCAGCACCTGAGTGGTATGATGCATTAGCTAACACATCTTCTAAACTATTATCAGTAGATTTTAATGCTGGTAAAGGTTCTTTAAGAAATGGTTTAGTTGCATCAGGTCTTGTTAGAGGATTCCAAATGTACAAATCAAACAATTGTAAAACGCATGACTTGTCAGGTGCTACACCTGCAGGTTCAGCTACACAACCTTGTGCTTCATTCGGTCAAATGAGTGGAGTTGCGTGTGGTTCTGCATTGAAAATTGTTGAGTCTTTAAGAAGTAACTCTACTTTTGCTGATATCGTAAGAGGATTATTAGTATTCGGTAGAAAAACTCTTAGAACAGAAGCAGTTGGAAGAATAATCTATGTTTTAGATTGATAATCTAATCATTGTTAGGGGGTAGCAATATCCCCTAGCAACTAACTTATAAAGGAACTATTATGGAAAAAATAAAAAATATGGCGAGTGAAGCAACTCATTTTTGGAATGAACATAAAAAAGTTGTTATTGTATTTGGTATAATTTTAATTATTGCAATAATAGTTTAATTCAAATGGGTTTAATGTCATCACCTGCATGGACTCGTAAAGAAGGAAAAAATCCTAAAGGTGGGCTTAATGCTAAAGGAAGAGCTTCTTACAATAAAGGTAAAACTAAAACTGGTAAGAAAAGAAACCTTAAAGCACCAAGTAAAGTTGTAGGTAACAAAAGAAGAAAGAGTTTCTGTGCTAGAATGAAAGGTATGAAGAAAAAATTAACTTCTGCTAAAACAGCAAGAGACCCTAACTCAAGAATTAATAAAGCTTTAAGAGCTTGGAACTGTTAAAAATTTATGGCAAAAACATATTTAGCAATGACTAACGAATTGTTAGTTGAATTAAATGAACCTGAATTAACATCTATTAGTACAGCAGTAGGAATACAAAAACAAGTTGCTAATTGTGTAAATAGAGCATACTTTGATATAGTAGATGCTGTAGATGATTGGTCTTGGTTAAGTACAAGTACACCTCAAAATGAATATTATGGTAATACTTTTGTAGAAACTGCTGCAGGAACTAGATGGTATTTATTAAAAACTGGTTCTACAAATGTAGATTCAGATTATGATTCAGTTAACTGGGATGCATTTACTGCTACAACAGAAGGAGTATCAGGTAAGTCAGCTCCTTTTACAATTAATAAATTAGCTTTTACTACTCTTACAGTATGGAGAAATAATTATGCTAAAGCAGAAGAATTAGATAAATCTGATTCACAAACTTATGGAACTCCTTTAAGAGTTATTAGAAGTTCAGATGGTAGAAGATTTGGATTATCTCCTATACCTGATGGAGTTTATAGAATTTATTTCTTTGCTTATAATAGACCTTCTGCTTTATCAGCAGATACAGATACAGTTTTATTTCCAGAACAATACAAACCAGTTTTACTAGCAAGAGCTAGATATTATATTTATCAATTTAAAGATAATATTGCTCAATCACAATTAGCTTTAGATGAATATAAAAAAGGATTACAGAATATGGCTGACAATTTAAATTCACCACAACCACAATATATGTCAGATGTAAGATTTACTTATTTATTACCATAAGGATTAAAAACATATGCCAACACAAGGTGCATCAATTACAGTTGCAGGAGGATTAGATTTAGTTTCAAGTTCTCACGCATTATTTAGAACTCCAGGTGCAGCAACTATATTAGAAAATTTTGAATCTTCTACAACAGGAGGTTATAGAAGAGTAAGTGGTTATACAAAATTAGGTGGTGCTAGTGCAACAGTACCTTCAGGTGTTTCAACTGAATTAATTGAAGGATTAACTCCTTATGCAAATGGAGTTGTTGTTTGTCAAGGTGATGATATTTATTGGGGTACTGATGGAATTAATTGGACTCAAATAAATAAAGATACTTATAAAACTAAAACAGGAACAGTTTCTGTAACAGCAGGTAGTGCTACAGTAACTGGAAGTAGTACAGCTTTTACAACAGAATTTGCTGTTAATGATAGAATACAAATTAATAATGTTAACTATAGAGTTTTATCTATAACAAGTGATACAGTATTAACATTAGATTATAATGTAGTTACAACTATAAGTGGACAAGCTGTTAAAAAAAGTGGTATGTCTTCTTCAGATTTATCTAGTGCAACAGTCTCATCTAGAACAAATCAAACGAATTGTCAATTTGTTAATTATGAATCAGAAGGTATTTATGGTACCTTATATATAACAGATAGTCAAAATAAAATTGCTGAATTTCAAATAACTACTTCAGGTGGAAGTAATGTATTTCATTTTGAAACATTAGAAAGGTCTTCTCCTATTAATCCTAAAAGATGTACTATATATGCTGAAAGATTAATAGTAGCTGGTCAATCAGATTCAGATAGTACAGTTGCTTATAGTACTAGATTAGAACCATATAATTTTACTGGTTCTTCTGCAGGTACAATAGATACTGGAGATGTTATTGTAGGTATTAAAGTCTTTAGAAATACTCTTGTTATATTCTGTAAAAATAGTATATTTGAGTTGACAAACCTAGATTCTACCCCTATACTTAAATCAGTAACTAAAAATATAGGTTGTGTAGATGGTAACACAATTCAAGAGATAGGTGGAGACTTAGTTTTTCTAGCACCTGATGGATTAAGAACAGTTGCTGGAACAGCTAGAATTGGTGATGTTGAAATAGGTTCTATTAGTAGAAAAATATTACCAGTAATAAATGATTTATTAGATAATATAGCTAACTATAAACTTGATAGTATGGTTATAAGAGAAAGAAGTCAATACAGATTATTTTATTTTCAATCTGGTCAAGCTTCTTCTTCTCAAAAAGGAATTATAGGAACTTTTAAATTTGATTCTAATGGTGTTCCTGCTTTTGAATGGAGCCAAACATTAGGAATGGAAATTAGAAAATGTTCTTCAGCATTAAATACTTCTAATACAGAAGTACAATTTGGTGCAAATGAATCTGGTTATATTTATTCATTAGATTCAGGAAATGATTTTGATGGTGCAAATATAAATGCAAGATTTCAAACACCTGATATGGATTATGGTGATAATGGTTTAAGAAAAAGTTTGTATGCAGTTAAAACAAATTTAGAACCAGAAGGAACAAATTGTAATTTAAAATTAAGAATTAGATATGATTTTGAATCTACTGATGTACCACAACCAGGAGAATTTTCAATTGGTTGTTTAAGTAGTTCAGCATTATTTGGTGCTGCAACATCTAAGTTTGGAACATCAATTTTTGGAGCAGTAACATTACCAAGTAAAAGAGTTTTAGTAACAGGTAGTGGATTTTCTAATAGTTTTAGATTTACTACAAATGATAAAGATGCATCATATTCAGTTAATGGAATGTTTGTATCTTTTATAGCAGGAGGAAGAAGATAATTTATGGCAGGATATACACGACAAAGTACTATTACAGATGGTAATACTATTACAGCAGCAATATTCAATAATGAATATGACCAACTATTAGCTGCTTTTAATAATAGTACAGGACATAAACATGATGGTACTGCAGCAGAAGGTCCAGTAATTTCTTTAATAGGTGATGCAGGTTTAGCAACTCCTTTAAATAAAATTTCAATAGATACAGCTAATGACCATATAAAATTTTATATAGATGTTGGTTCAAGTGCAGTAGAACAATTAAATATTTTAGATGGTGTAATTAAACCTGCAACAGATAATGATATTGATTTAGGTTCATCTACACATGAATTTAAAGATGGTTATTTTGATGGTACTTTAAATACAGATACATTAGTTATAGGTACTTCAACTGGTGTAACTTCTGTAGATACAGATTTAACTACTGTTTCAGCTAGTGATGATACATTAGCTTCTGCAAAAGCAATTAAAGCTTATGTAGATGCAGTTCCTGTTGGAGATATAACTTCAGTTGTAGCAGGTAATGGTTTAACAGGTGGTGGAACATCAGGTGATGTTACATTAGATGTTGTAGGTGGTACAGGTATTACAGCTAATGCAAATGATATAGCAATTGATTCAACAGTTGCAACATTAACAGGTTCTCAAGATTTAACAAATAAAACTTTAACAAGTCCAGTTATTGATACTGGTATAAGTGGTACTGCATTTTTAGATGAAGATAACATGGCATCTGATTCAGCTACTAAAGTTGCATCACAACAATCTATTAAAGCATATGTAGATACTCAAGTAGCTACAATTCCAGTTGGAGATATTACTGCAGTTGTTGCAGGTACAGGTTTATCTGGTGGTGGTACTACTGGTTCAGTAACTTTAAATGCAGATGTTTCAGCATCAAGTACAAATACATTTACAAATAAAACTATAGATGCAGATGGTACTGGTAATAGTATTACAAATATTGAAGATGCAAATATTAAAGCTGCAGCAGCAATTGATGCAACTAAAATTGCAGATGGTTCTGTTACAAGTGCAGAGTTTCAATATATTAATTCTTTATCAAGTAATGCTCAAGACCAAATAGATTTAAAAGCTCCTTTAGCTTCTCCAGGTTTAACTGGAAATCCAACAGCTCCTACTCAATCAGCAGGAGATAATTCAACTAAACTTGCAACTACAGCTTATGTAGATAATTCTACAGCAGCTAGAGACCAATTAGGTGAAATGACAGATGTTACACTTACAAGTGTAGCAGATGCTAATTATTTTATATATGATAATGCAGCAAGTGTTTGGAAAAATAAAGCTATAAGTGGTGCAATAACTTCAGACAAAGATGGTGTTACAACATTAGCTTCAGGTATAGATGCTACTAAAATAGCTGATGGGTCAGTAACAAGTACAGAATTTCAATATATTAATAGCTTATCATCTAATGCTCAAACGCAAATAGATGCTAAACAAGCTACTATTGATTCATCTAATAGATTAAATGCAAATTTAATTCATGATGGTACAGTAGATAATACAGAATTTGGATATTTGAATGGTGTAACTTCAGCTATTCAAACTCAAATAGACGCAAGAGCTAGTAATGGTTTTGCAGTTGCAATGGCAATCGCACTCTAGTTCAGTTGACAATAAGGTAAAAAAAAGGTATAATTAGGATAATTCTATGGCACAAGATTTTGAAAGAACTCTGAAACAAAATATATCAAACAACTCTGGTTCTCCTACAGAATTAAGAGCAGCAGCAAATTCTGATGATGCAATCATTGGTGTTAGATGTACTAACACTTCTGGCACTTCAGTTAATGTTACTGTATATGTAGAGAATAGTTCAACCAATTATCATATAATTAAAAATGCTCCTATCCCTACAGGTGGTTCATTAGAATTAATTGATGGTGGTTCTAAAGTTGTATTAATGAGTGGAGATGCAGTTAAAGCTTATGCTTCAGCAGCTTCATCTGTTGATATAATTACAAGTGTTGTAGATACTATCTCAGCATAATAAGGAAATAATATACTATGGCATATGTGGC